ACATTAATCTGTCTTGAAACAAGACCAGCGTGTACTCTTCTTGAAAAATTATCAACCTGTGTAATACCACTCCAAGTTGTTTCCCACGCATTCCAAACTGTTCCTATCGCATTTCTATTTGCAGCTTCAATCGCATCAAAGTTACCTTCACGATTAATGATAACTGCTGGTGCAGTTTCAGTTTCAAACCACTCATCTCCAGAAGGAGATAATTCTATCTTACCTACAAAACTTGCAAGTAAATATGGTTGTACGTTTTCTGTCTTCGTTGCATAAGGTTGTTCTGCGAGATTAGTATGTGTGTATGGTAATGTAATTAAATCACCAGTCTTTTGATAACCAGCTGTTGTTCTTGCACTATCTGTAGTTGCAACTTCTGATAACTGTGAGTTCTTAAGAATACACTTAGGTCTTAACTCTTTTTCTACCATATCAATTGCACACTTGTAATCTATGTCAGAAACTTTTCCTAATCTATGACCTGAAAAATTATCTACAACAAAACCAGACTTAAATCTATTTAATCCATTTTCATCTTGTATCTCAAAACTCTCTGCATCTCTTTCTAATAAACTTAATGCAGTTGAAAATTCAATGTTCTCTATTCTGTCTTGTAATTTACCAATGTCCCTCATAGTAAATCTTTGAGTTTTCATTCTCTCAACAATAACATCACTTGGTCTAAATGTAAATGCTGGTATAAGCATCTTTGCAAGTTTCATTGCGTCATCTAAATCTTTTGGTTCTACTGGCACTTCAGCAGATTGTCCTTCAACAACTTTAAACTCACCTTCTCTTGTTAAGAATAGTGAAGCTCTTTTGTTTAAGTAAAACTCAAAGTCTGCTTGTATGAAACTGTCTGGTTGTGGAGTATCAATAACAACTGAACCTGCTCCGTCAAACTGTCTATGAAAGAAGTCAAATGACTTACCTGTAATTTCATCTACAGCAGATAGTGTTGTTGACGCACCAGTTATATCTTCACAGGTAGGTCTAAAATCTATACAGTCTGTTAAAGGAAACTCACCACTTGGTTGTGGGTCATCTGGGTCAATTCTTGTTGCAGTGTATGTTTGAATATCTTCGTAACCCATCTGTCCACCAACATCAGAATAAGAATCTACAGAGAAAAACTCTCCAGCACTGTGTGCAAAAAAATCATAAACAACTAACAATCGTCCTCTAGGTGCAGTTGCAGTTTTCTTTCTAAACAATCTTGCAATGTCATAGAAGTTATCTCTTTGTCCAGTATCTAATGTAAAACTACTGGTGATTACTTTACTACCAGCTGTAACAGCACTCACGTCTGAAGTCGCACCAGAAGATGTTCCAGTGATTGTGTCAGATGTAGTAAAATCTGTTGCACCAAATCCACCTTCTAGTACATACGACATAGGAGATATTGTATCAATAATTCTTGCAGTTGCACCAGATGATGAACCTGTGATTTGTTCACCTCTAGTAAATGTTCCTGTGATTGCACCCAGTGTTAACTCTGGTGTGGTAGCATCTGAACTCGTATCTTCTGAGTCAAACACACCTACTAATTTAAAAGCATCTGCACGACCTAAAGATATTTGTTCGTCTGTTGGTCTTGTACCGAATGCATCAGTAGCACCAGTTGCAACTTTTAATTGTTTACATAACTGTGTTGTCTTAACTTTAGATGCAACACTTGTCTTTAATATTGTACCTATAAATTTAACTTTTGCACCAGAACCTAATATGGTATTATCTGTAACTGTTAATGTTGCTGTTCCTGTTCCAGATGTTTTACCAGATACACTTACGATATCACCTTGACCACCAGTACCATCACCAGCAGTTAGAATAGACATTGTATAATCTTTCTCTGCAAAGGATACAAATGTTTCGTTACTTCCAGCAGTGAATGATACCACACCACCAGTTGTAGTTGTTCCAACGAACTGTCTACGAACTGTTATCTGTGAGTCACTTGCGTTATTGTTATCAGTTGTAAGTAATGTCTTTATAACTTTCTTTGGTAATTTAAATATAGATGTATTTTTTTCTGGACTTGTAAGAGATGCAATCTTTTCACTTTCTCTTTCTATATTACCAGAGGCATCTTCTAGTAAGACATCATCATTTGCATCTGTTGAGTTTGCGTCTGTACCATTAAGAACAACTTTACCAACTCTTGTTGTAGATGTTGCAGTAAGAACTAAGTCAGCTGTAAAGTCTTGACCACCATCAGAGTCGTCCATAAAGATTTGTCTTGCGTCTGCGAATGTGTGTGTAACAATGTCTGATACTGTTAAATCAGCATTAGCTGCATTCTCTATAATTAATCCTGTTTCAGCAGAGTCAGATGCAATTAACTTTTCACCAGAACTAAATGTTCCAATGACTTGTGTAAGAACAATTTGCGTTCCAGAAGTTAATGAACCAAAAACAAATCCAGTTGCACCAGATGTGTTACCTGTAATTTTAACACCACCATTTGAATGAGAGGCTATAAGTGTAGGACTTGGTGTGTCATTTAAAGTTAAATATGTAAATGGTCTGATATCAAATAAGAATAATTTATAAATTGCATCTGTGTTACCAGCAGTTCCAGAATCATATTGTATTGACCTTGCTCTTGCAACACCAACTTGATTACCAGATGCACTTCCTCTTGTAGAAGTTATATCATCAAATAATCCTAAAGTATTATATGCAGTTGTTTCACCACTGACTGCACCAATGTCTGGTGTGTTGTATAGATTTGTTATCTTTGTAAAGTTACCAATCTCAAAGGTTGTAATACCAGCATTAACTGTACTAAAATCTCTAGCCTTGTTTATATCTTTAAATGTGTTAGTAATCTTTTCAATTTCAAAACCTCTGACATATGCTTTACCAGGCGAACACGCAAGTGCAAGTAAAGAACTTGATGCAGTGTTCTCATCATTAGTTGTTGCACCAGTAGTGTATACACCAGCAAATCTTTCGTTCTGCACTGTCTGTGTTGTTCCTTCTCTTACATCAAATTGAAAGGGTCTTACAGTATAATCACCAGACTCATCAAATGTTCTTCGTGCAAGTGTATCACCTAAAATATTATATTCTGTAAATCTTGCTTCGTATTGTACGATACCATTCTTAACTCTAACTACTTCTATGAAAGAAGAGTCAGCAGTTGAACTTTCTGCAAGACTTGTAAGTGTCAATGCAATCTTTAATCTGTGAGCACCCTTAGCTGCAAAGTTTGCTGAACCTGTTGCATTATCTGTAAGTGAACTATCTGACTCTGGTGTGATTAAACTTTCTGTTATTGAAAAACCAACTCTTGCAGTTGCAGTTGAATCACTGTCACTTACTACATGAGTTTGTTCTGCAACTCTTACGAACTGTCCTTTAATATAATAGACACCATTCTCAACTTTTGCAGATACACCTGTTTGAGCTGCAGAGGTGTGTGTCGTTGCAGATGCAACATTTGTTGCGTATGTTGTGGTGTGTGTTACTGAAGCATCTGCTGTAATATTTTCTGAATTACTAAAGGTTGTTGTTTCGTTATCTGTTCCTGTTGCAATATATTGTAAATAAAGAACTGGTTGTGTTGTTGATGTTCCAGCCTTTACACCAATGACTTGTGCTTTGACACCAGAAGTTACACCTGTTATAGTTACAGGAGTTGTGGTGTTTAGGTATTGTGCAACGACAACGTCTTCTCCACCAAAAGTAGATGCAAGTTGTATTGAAGTATACGCATTTGAAATAGATACTTGGCCTGGTATGATAACTGTACCATCTTTGTAAATATTTTGTCCATGTCGTTCAATCTGATTTTGCAGAATAGACTGTAGTTGTGTTAACTCTCTAGCCTGAACTGCAAAGCCAGGTCTGAAAAGAACTCTATGAAAATTATCGGTTGTATCAAAATCATCATAATATGGTGATACATTTAAATCAGTTTTCTGTGCCATATTTAAAACTCAATTATAAGTTTAATGTCTTCTGTTTGGTCAGAAGCTCTTTGAATTGGTTTTCTATTTTCTATATAAACTATATCTCCACTGTCTGGGTCTAGCTCAGGATTTGCATATCCAGCAGTAAATACTGCTGTATTATTATTTGCAAGGGTTACTGTTTCTGAACTTGTTGTTTGAGGTGTTCCAGTTGCACCAGAGGTTGCACCTGTAATTAAGTTTGCACCACTGAAAGCAACAAACGCACCTGTAGTAGAGTTTGTTCCATAGTCACCAAATCGTTCTTGTTGGTAGTAAAGTATTTTATTTGAACTATCGTATTCTACAACTTTACCTATTGCACCAGTAGATGCTTGTGATATTTTTTCGTCTACATCAAATGTACCACTCGCAGTTGCGAACTTGACTGCATAGGTTTGTCTTGCTGTAGTAGCACTTGCAACAGTTGATGTTCCAAATGCGTTTGGATTAACAACTAATCCTACTTCTCTAAAATCGTTTGCGACTGAAAAATCATCACCCTCTGCTTCTGTGATTGTTGTTGCAGTCATTACATAGTGTCCACCTAACTCATCTATTGCAGTATTACCATGTCCACCCTTAGGGCCAATGATAACAGCAATCGCACCACCTGTTCCACTACCTAATGTAGTAGATGATGAAAGAGCTGCATCTGAAAAGATATAGTCTGAACCTAGATTAACTGTTGCGAATGTATATCCAGCACCAGCACTATGAATTGTTGTATCTGTACCAGCAGTCAAACCAAATGATTGAATTGAACCACCAGAAACGGTGATACGAACTATTGCACCAGAAGATGTTCCTTGATTAGTTCCATCTCCATAGACAGCTGCATAGTATGTTCCGTCTGTGTAACCTGAACCAGCAGTAACAGAAAGACTTTCTATTGAACCATCTGTTGCAGCTGCAGTCACAGTTGCATCATCAAATACTGGAATGTAATCTGTTGTTACATATTTTGCAGCTTGTGACGCAGATATCTTGTACATATATTTAAGAACATATCCACCAAGTGCGAATGCTGATGTGGACTCTGATGTAGGTTCTGTACCACTATACGCAGTTCCACCGTTGTTGTCAAGTACTTTATATACTCTGAAATCTGATGTTACGAAATAGAATGTAGAGTCAAAAAGGTTTGATGCACCACTTGTTGCAGTGTTTGATGAACTGATATTGTCTTCGTACATATCATAAACTGTACTGTTTGCCCAGTTTCTTCTAGGTAATGCATATGCGATATCTGAAGATGTAACCTTCTTTGCACCTAACATTGAGTCCCAGTTATAAAACTCTCTGGATACACTGTCTGCTGGTGTGGAAGGTGAACTGTCACTTCCTCCTGTAGTCCCTGTGGTAAATGGTGTGGCCTTTCCTAAGAAAAGGTAGTAGACATCTGCTGATGCCTCTGAGAAAGACTCAAAAAAGTTTCTCGCATTGTGTTGTCTGAATTTTTCTGTAATGATTGCTGACATTCTTTAATCCTTTTGAATTATTTATACAACTTATTAAGGTGTTATACCAGTTGCACCCTCTAAATCTAAATTATCCCCACTTGTTTCTTCTAGTAAGAAACCATTTGAGGAATCGTTTGTGTCTGTTCCATCTTCAAGTGCAATGTCACCAGTATCTCTAGTTGTAATCACTGAAGAATGTGTTACTGGGTCATAACCACTACTAGTACTATTTAGTGTAAAATTACTTAGTGGTATTGAACCAACACTTGGAAATATGTTTGATGTTTCCATCAAGAATACTCTTGGGTTTTGAAGTATTTCATCTTCGTCAAGTTGAGCTAATAGTTTAAAACCAGCATCTGTTGATGAAGAGTCTGTTCCGTTTAATATAATAACATCACCAGCATCTTGACCTGTACCATCTTCTAGTAAGAAACCATCTGAGATATCATCATCTTGTGTGAGAGAACTTTCAATTGCAAGATGGTCTTGTCCACCAACTTGTGTTCCACTCTCTAATAATATAGCTTCTATGAATGAGTTCGTTGAGTAATCTTCTACTGTCAAACTTCCTGACTCTGCTTCTAATGAAATACCATCTGCTTCTTCTCCATTAGCTTGACTTGATTCTGTCTGTCCATTATCTCTATATTTGGTTGTATGTTTATTTGCATCTTCTAACTCTACAAAGAAATTACCACTCTCAAGTGCGATAGGTGATTGTTCATTTTCTGCAAGGATATGTTGTCTAAATTCTAATGGGTTAATGTCAAAGTTGTTCTCTATGATAATCTTATCTCTTCTCAAGAACTCTGCAAATGTAAAACTACCTATCTGTCCTAATTGTAATGCACTACTTCTGTTATCTTCAACGATTATCTTCTGACCAGCATTCTGTCTTGCTTCTCCAATCTGTGATACATAAGAGTCTTCTGTAATTAATCTTGCAGTATCAATATCATGTGCATCTTCCATATCAATATTATCACCAGCATTAGAACCACTTGCGTCTGTTCCATCTAATACAATGAAACCAAAACTCTGTGGAGCTTGTGTTGCATTCAAGACTAAGTTATCTGATACAAGAGGTGATGTTCCTTCTTCTGCAAGAAATAAATCTCCAGAGTCATCTTCGTTAAGAATGTTATTAGATTCTAAATCAGTGTTACCAAAGTCCTCTAGTGTTAGAATTAATCCATTCTCTAACTGAATACCTGTTACATCTTCAAACTCAAATGTGTTTGTTGCAATATGTGTAAGTAGATTTCTACTTTGTCTAACTGTTGGTTTAACACTTAACTTAACTGTGTGTACTATTGCGAGTGTCTTTTCATTTTGTTCACCTACACCATTATGAGCACTCTCTGCTTTCATCACACCACCAGCAACTTCGTTATCTACTACTGTTCCCTCAAAGAGTATGTCATCACCTTGTTTAATGAAGCCATCTTCTAGTGCAAATATATTACCATCTTCTGCAAGTATGTTATCATACTCGTCTGTGATTGAACCAGCCTCAACATCTAACTTACCACCCTCATCATTGAACCCATCACTTGAGTTTAGAACTAGGTATGCAACATCATAGTCATATCCGTCTGGTTGAGAACCACTCTCTAATAATATTGAAATGTTACTTGGTGTATTAGATGCAGCTGCAGATGATGAACCATCAAGGATTAAATTATCTCCAGCAACATGACCTGTTTCGTAAATGATTTTATCATCTCTGTGCGTGATACCAGAGTTGTTTGCTTTCAATCTCATTCCAAAAACTTGGTCAAAGATATTCTCAAGAGCAGATGCAAGGATTGGTGAGAACTTCTCATCACTTGTAATATCTGGTGTATCTGTTCCAGCATTTCTTACACCAGCATTAAGTGCAGTTGCAATTGTAACTTTACCGAATGGTGCAAATCCAGCAGGGTGAACTGCTTTCTTTAATTCGTTTAGATAAGAAGTTAGTGACGCACCAACTTGAACTTCGTATGAATAGTCTTGATAAAAGAAAGAGTCTTGTATTCTAATTAAGTCTTCACCAACAATACTTTCAATACCTTCATAACTTCCAATTGATGTTGATGTGGTTGCAACAACTGTTGTACCTTTTGCAATGTCAGCCTTAACAATAGTTCCAGATGCACCACTCGAATCTGTGATAGTAACATTTTGTTTTGAGAAGTCAATACCACTTTCGTGTATGATATCTGAACCAACATCTATACCAGATGCAGATTGGTCATAAACCATATTACCATTACCAGTTTCATCTGGGAATAATAATGAACCCATTGCATCTGTTCCATCTGAGTCTGTTCCATTTAATATAAGTAGATTACCAAACTCTTCTGTAGATACTCTATCGTTCTCATCTCCAGTATTACCAGCTTCAATCACTAGGTAACTAGAGTTAGGATTATTCTCTCTATATCTGTTAAGTAAAAGTTTACTGTTTGCGTGTTGTACTTGTTCGTTGTGAGTACCCTCTAAAAGTATTTCACCACTATTGTCTTCTTGTATAATATTTCCAATAGAAGTAAAAGGTATTGTTCCTTCTTCTATTGTAATGTTATATGTCTGTTTACTTTCACCATCTAATAAAATAGAACCACCAGTTTCAAGTAGTATACCTTCACCATCATCAAAGTCTAATTCATCTTCAAGTAAAATACCTTGAGGTTCTAAAATAGTTGTACCAGCTTCTAATGCAATCTCTTCGTTGAAAGTTCCTTCTTGTTCTTGCACTGTCCTGATTACATCTTCGAATGTCGTATCAAGAACTTTCGTGTTGGAGTCGAAACCTTTAACTACACCAGTGTGAGTTGTTAAAGTATTAGTTGCAGAGAATGTACCTGTAACATCTTTAAGAATAAAGTGAGCTCGTAATTCTATCTCTGGAGGATTAGTAATTGAGTAATCAAATCCTGTGTTGTTTACATTGATAGATTTTGCAGAACCAATATCATTTGTTAATGCAGTAAGAGCTGCACCTGTACCACCTGTACTTGTAATTGTAACAGTCGGTAAATCTGAAATATATAGTCCACCATCTGATAAGAATATTCTTTGTATAGAACCTCTCTCTGCTGTAGTGAAAGTATCTTCTTCTAAGAACAGTCTATCATTTGCAGTTCCATATGTATCGTTTGTTGTAACAACTGTATTAGAAAGTAATGAGAAACCAGCATTAGAACTTGTTGCATCTGTTCCGTCAAGTATAATATCATCATTTGCATTTGCACCATCTACATCTGTTCTATCTAAAACAATATTAAATGTTTCCTCTGACGCAGTTGTTCCATCTTCTATAATGATTACATCTGATGTAACTTCAGAGTCATCTAGTGTTCCAGTTTCTAATTGTATACCACCACCAACAACACTTACAAAACCAGCTGCAGTTTTAGTATCACTCTCTGAAGTTGTAAAGGTAAGAACATCTCCCACCTCATATCCAGAACCAGCATCATCAACAATTACTTCACTGACTGAACCACTTGTAATACCACTCACAACTAATCTTGCTTCATCATTTCCTAAGTTTTCTATCTCAACTGGTTCTGCATCAGTATGAAGAATACCATCATTAGATAAAGACGCAGAGGAAAGTATAGCTTCTACTGTAAATGAAACATCAACATCTCGTACAGTAGAATTGGCAATAATTGTTTCACCGTCTATAAATGTTCCAACGATATTTGCAAGTTCTAATTCTGTAACAGATTGTGTTCCCTCTTGAAATGTAATCGCATCATTAACAATTGCAGTTGCACCAGAAGTCTGTGCAGTAATCTTTTGATTAATAATCTCATCACCAGACACACCAGAAAAACCAGCACATCTTAAAGTTGTTTCTGTTCTCCAGTCACCATTCGACACACGCAACATATGTTCTGTAGGATAAAAGATGTTTGCTTCTTCTCCAAGAAGTATTCTGAAGAATAACTCGTGACCTTCTCTTGTACCTTTGGCTGCATATAAGTCTTTAATATTTTTAAGTAGTTTTCTTTTTGATACACTAGGTGCAAGAGCATTAGGAATAGAAGTCATCAATGCAGCTCTCATCTGGTCTAGGAAATCAAAGATAGTATTATCTACATCTGCATACTCTAAAAGTTGTTGTATATTTTGTATAGGGTTTGCACGATAATTTGTAAGTTTACCTTGAGCACCATTTGCTCCTGTAAATGTTTCGTTAGTAATAAACTTTTGTTGTGATGAAATATAGAGTTTTAGATTTCTTGAATCTTCTACAAGTATCGTTGCAGTCGCACCAGAAGTATTACCTGTGATTATTTCACCATTTGTAAATTGTACAGTTTCCTCTGTGAGTATTCTGTCACCATCTACTTCATCTAACACATATGCAGTGGTTGTAGTTTCATAACGCACATAACTGTTTACCACCTCATAGGTAACTTGACCAGCTTCAAGAAACTTGTAATATTCTTTTAAGAACTTAACAAAAATTGGGTGGTCAGCCTGTATAAAATCAGGCACCTGTCCTTCTATGAGGGGTGAAACTTTAGTCAGTAGTTTTGACTTTTCATCTGCCATTGATTAGTATCCAGAAGATGTTGGGTAAGATGTAGTTGTATTAACTGATGTTGTACTTGCAGTTCCAGATGTTGTTGTGGTATAACCGACACCAGTTGTTGTAGTGCTATCCACTTGTCCTGTTATAGTTGAGTTAACTAAATCTACTTCTAGTATTTGATTACGAACTGGGATAACATCATTTGAACTTGGTATTGCAGTTACTCTTATCTGTGTTGATATTGCACCATCTACATTTGATACTGCTGTTATTTTTACTGCGTTGATTGATACAGTTCCATTTGAATAATCAACTGTACCAGCTGCAGAACTTAAGTAAGTTCTCACACCAGAAACTAAAGAGTATATTCTTACTACACCAGCACCATCTTCATCAAAGAAATAATCTGTTGCAGTATCTCCATTAATCTGAAAACCTGTTGATGCAAGAATACCACCACCACTCTTGTTATGTTCAGAGTGAGGATTGTAAAATGCATTTGCAAAATTAATTGTATAATTTGTTGATGTGTTTAGAGATGGTGTAAAAAATTTACCCATAGTCACTGTTGTTGTATTATTTGTAATTGCAGTATTTGTATCATCAACTAAACCTGTAAGTTTTGAATGTCTAAATGGACTATTAAAAGTGTTTAATGTAGAAGAACTAAAGTCAGTTAATGTTGTTAATACATTTGTTTCTAATGTTGCTTTTCCTAAAGTTGTTGCAGATGAATTGTAGTTAAATGTAATACCTAAAATTATAAAGGTTGTTTCTGGGTCGACCACTACTGGAGTAATAGATGCAACTTTAAAAGGTGCTAAACCTTTTACTAAGTTTTCTTTTTGTGAAACTGTAAGGTTAATACCTGTTGTGCTTTTTACAGATATAAAAACTTTACCATACTCTGGTGTAGAACTTACACCTGTGCTTGTATCGAAACTTCCATCTTCTCCACCCCATACTGAAACAGCCTGTGTATTGTTAAAAAGTTTTCTTACATAAACTTTATAATCCTCTGCTGTAACTGCACGACCTTGTGATGCGTAGTCAAGTGGTGCATTTAATTTTATAGATGAAATAGTTTCTGGTTCTCCACCACCGATTGCATTTGCAACTGTTGTAACAGTGATACCTGTAATACCATCAATTGAACTGGGTGAAGAAAATGCAGACGCACCATTAGCTGCAGTCTTATTTGTAATTACATAATTAAGTTGAACTATATTACCATCTGATAATGCAACACTGGTTGCACCATCTCCAAAGTAAATCTCAAACTTACCACTTTCTGTTTCTTGTAAATAGTAAACTGTACTTGCATTTGACAGTTGTGTTATGTCAGTTGCCTTTGTGTAAGTTGTAGTTGTTGTATCTGTCGTTGAGTTTTGAACTCTCACCGTAAGTGTTGATGTATCTGCACGAACATCTGCTAACATAAATCTTTGGTCAACATCACTACTGTCTACGAGATATTTTGTTGTTGTATAAGTTCCCTCGTAAACTTCTGTGCTGTCAAAAGGAATTGCACTACCTGTATTTTGTTTTGTAACATCTGTGATTGTAACAAACTGATAACTTACTCCATCTACTGAAGTTGTAAATGCAGTTCCAGCAGGCATGGTTGCAAGTGTCTGAGATGTACTAAGTGAAACATTAATAGTTGCAATAGGAGCTCTAGGTGAACTTACTTCATACCCTAACATCTTTGCATGAGATACTACACTGGAACGAAGTGATGCACTGTCTAAGAACATTTCGTTTGCTAACATATTTGCGTTGAAACCAAGATAGTGAGTATTGTATGCAAGGACATCTAACAACGCACTCATACCAGAACCTTCAAAGTCATAGTCTGTAAACTCTGTTTGGTTTTTTAGGAATGTTTTTAAATTGTCTTTGACATCATCAAAGTCAAACTCTGTGACACTTAATCTTTTATCATTGATTGCCATCTATCGTAACCTCTCTAGTAATTGTGTAACCTCAACTAATTCTGTTGGTGCATTGACCACATAAAAATAAACAGTCACTTGATACAAGTTTCTGTCAAAGTTTGGTATTGCTTGTACTCCAGTCAATCTTGCTCTTGGTTCAAAGTTCTCTATCACATCTTGTATCTTTCTTGCAATGACAGCTGATGTAAGTGGTGTCATATTTTCAAAGAGTAATCCTCTCACATCTCCAGCAATCTCTGGGTGAAAAGGTTTCTCGTATGAGTTTAACAAAACTAGATTACGCACAGACCTTTTGACTGCTTCAATATCAGTTACCTTATTCACATCTTTGTTGGACTTCTTACTGAAGAACAAATCTAAATCTCTATACTGTTTTACATTACGACTGATATCATTATTAGCTTGTGCATCTTTGTACGCAGACATACTTTGACTCCTATGTCTTTATTTATACATTAAGTCGTAAGTGCTTCTCTTGTTTCATCTTTAAAGTTTGCGTTGTAAGTAGTTCCCATTTCATACTTTATATCTACATAAGCAAATTGGTCTTTATTAGGAAGGACAATGAAATTATCAGCATCTTTTGTACCACGCTTAAAAACATCATTAACATTTAAGTATACATATATACCAGCTTTTTCTGCTTCTTTCTTTTTAAATGGAAATCCTGCTAAATCACCTTCCTTTCGAAGTTTATCTTTTAACATTGCTCTTACCTTAATTACTTTTACAGGTCTAAAAAGAATTATGTTTGAATCTGTAAAGTTTTTTAAAACATTTATACCTGCCTCTGTAAGAGGAGTAAATATACTACCATCTTCCAACTCCATTGGAGCTTCCATCATTGAATTTCTAAAACTTTCACTATATTCTGGACTATCCCTATGTCTAAATCTCCATGCTCTATTTAATTTATCTTTCCATTTTCCTGCTGGTAAAGCATCAATAGAAACAAATCTATCTATTGTTACCTCTACTGGTTTATCAAAATATTTTGCTACACTTGTATCAATAGTTCTGGGTCTTTCTTTTACTGTTACTGTTACACCACCAACCTCTTCTGTTTTAGTTGTTAGATTATCTTTTACTCTTGCAACTTTAATTGGTGCTTGTTCAACATCTTGAGTTTTTATCTCAACAGTGGTTGATGCTTTAGTATATGCAGTTCCATTTGAAATTGCATCTGTAACTTTTTTTAAATCTGCCTGTACATTCGCAACCTCCGAGTTTGCAGTAACCTCTGCAACTTTTTCTGCAATGCCTGGAGCATCTGCCATCAATGTTTCTGCAGCTGCCTCTGTTGCTTCAGTTGCACCATCTGGTAATTTAAAGTTTGGAACTACTGAACAGAGGTCTACACTTGAAGCCCCAGGCAGTGATGGTATTAAAGGAGCAACTTGAGATACTAAATTATCTAGACTGACACCAGCACTTGATAAAGAGTCACCAAACTGATTTGTAATAGAATCTAATTTAGACCGATACTCTAATAAACCAGAAGGTAATGTTAAATCTATATTACTCAGTGAAGTTAGTTCTGCTTGTAAACTTACATCTGGTGCAGAAGGTAATTCTGGTATCATACCTGAAAGACTTGAACTTAATGCTGATACTTCACTTGATAATGTTGATGCGAGAGCTGATGGGTCAACAGTTAAACTACTTGACAGTGAGTTCTTCAAACTATCCATCTTCTCTAATACACCGTTTAGGTTTGGACTTGCACCACATATATCTGCTGTTTTAAAATCTGCCATATTGTTCTCCTATAATCCTGTCACTTCATCTGTACCAGATGTTCTTGATGGTGATACTGGGTGAACATGGTCAACCTTTCCACCTTCTGCATCAACGAATGTATCTCCGTCAATCTTTTCTTTGAACGCACCAACATAATGATGAGTTGCATCACCACCATACTTGATACCTGTTACACCAGAAATAGTTGTTGCAAGTGAACCATATGATTCTGTTACTGAACCAGATACAGTTTCACTATGAGATGATTTGTATGTTGTCGTTACTGCACCAACTGAACCAAGGCTAGTATCTCCACCAGACTTGATAGACATGATGCCTGTTGATGTTGATAAAGACATATTGGTTGACGCAGATAGTATCATCTCGTCTGTAGTTGACGCAAACAAAATATCTTTGGTGACAACTGTTCTCTGTGAACCACCCACTGAACGAGTTTCACTTCCACCGATTGTAATATCAAAGTCTTTACTTGTTCCTGTCTTAGTTGTACCGACAGCACCCTTAACACTATTGACTATATTAAAAGAATGATTACCATTTATTTCTTCTTCAAGATTACCACCACCTTTCTCTGAACCTCTTGCACCAATCTTAACTTGTTCACTCTTGTGTATCTTTCTTGTGTAGTTTCCCTCTACCTCTAAAACATAATCACCTTTGATGAGTTGATTATAATTACCTGTAGCTGTTAGATTTACATCACCATTGATAAAGACATTATTATCATCTGCAATGATTTCATAGTTCTTTCCAACTACCTTGACAACTCTCATTCCGTCTGGGTGTATTTCTTCAAATGTTCCTGTCCTATGATAACGAAGTAGTCTTTCTTTTTCTGGAGTATCATCTATCTCCATCACATGACCACTTTCAGATTCGAATACATGATTATAAGGATACTGAGAAGCTGTGTATGGAATGTCAAATTTTTGTGAAGATTTTGCATTTGGTTCATCAAATGTACTAGCAGTCTGAGTTGTTTTAAGAGTATCGGACACAGTTCCTATATTTGGTTTAGTCGCAATAGGTATAGCTATTTGTTTTGCAACTCTTCTGTCTATAAGTGATTTGTGATTTTCAGATTTTTGTCCTCTCGCAAGTAAACTTGTATCTGGTTCTTCTAGTTGGTGTCCATTATCAGATTGTTCGTTTGGATAAGGCCCATAGGTTGGTGTTCCAACATAATCGTCTTGTGTGGACTCATTACTGCGTGGGTCATTAAAACCTTTGGTATGGTCAGCACTATCTTGAGGTTCGCCAGGCAGTGAACCTATAATCAGTGGTTGTTGTTTCTCCACTGCGTCTAGGAAGAAACCAATAACCCAACTTCCTTCAACAAGAAAAGAGGGACTGTTCCCTAGTCCTTGCATAGAAGGGTCTGTGGTTGGGTGCATAACATGGGCCCAAGGCAAATCAGCAGTAGGGAGGTCTTCAAGACTCTCCGTATGATACCCTAAACAACGAACTCGAACTCTTCCCAATTTAGATGGGTCGTTTCTATCTTCCACGACTCCAGTGAACCAGACGAAACCGTCCTGTCCCATAAAATAATTTTCTTTCATAGTCAATACTCCTTACAGAGTATTTAGTCCGTTAATGTAAATCAGGGTCACGTCCAAGTCGTGCTTTTCTTATCTCTTGATACTCTTCAATGTGCAAGTCTACATCTTTTCCTTGCTCGTTC